TACATACATACATACATACATACATACATACATACATACATACATAAGCATCGCATTCTCACGAATGCATGTCAAGTATTTCATCTTATTTTGTATTTAAAACTTCTATATTATTATTTATAGCCTATTATTTTGAATAAATAAAATTGATTGTTTGTATCATATTGAACAGTATGACCATATATATTAAAATTTTTTGGAGTGAATGTCACGGTTTTATTATTAATACTAATTTTAACACTCAAAATAAATAATTGAGAATTGGAATCTGTATAAATTGCATTAGCATGTGAAACAACTTGATCATAGTTATTGCTATATACTCTTGCTATTGCCTGACCATAGTCAACTCCACGATGAATAATAAAATCAACATATTTATATTCCCATATTGACTCCGGCAAATCAAATGTTGAAGGAGTTGGAGTTCTACCTTCAAATATAATTATTCCAATACTATCTTGGCTTAAATAAATATTATTTTTTAATTTTATACTTTTACTCATTATTATTTAGAGTACGATATTAGATTTATTTCCACCTTCCTATTGCTATCCAACTTAAATTTCTTAATGCAACATAAGCATCTCCATTTTCAATAAAATTATCTACACTTGTTAATTGTGGCCCAAAAGATGTAGTTGTTTTATTTTGTATTCTTGGCATATAAACTCTAACGCCAGGAGTATAATATGAATTTACTGTAAGTGTTATAGCATAATTCCAATCTATAAAATTAATTGGAAATGTAATAGTTGGAACTTCACTTCTATACCATTTTATGCCTTGAGAAGTTGAACTATATGTTTCAGGTGCGACAAAAGCAGTTTTTCCTATAACTCCATATTGTATCAAAGTTCCATCACTATATTTTAAATAAGTAATTCCATTGCTAGTTCCTTTTTCTATCAATGTGCCATATAGACTAACATCTTTAGTTTTGAAAACTTTCATCTAATATCACGGGAGTACTCTATCTTGTACCCCCTTCCTCTATTATTACAGGATGAAGAAGTTTTAAATAACTCCTCCTTTCTGTAAATAAATTGTATAATAGTACCCCCCCCATGTTTACACTGAGTTGTCATACTATTTTTATATTTTTCCATATAATCTTTTCCTTTCTACCATGTATCTACTACCTCTACTTCTATTGGTATATAACTTCCATCTGATGCCATTAAAACTAAAACACCATTAATAGACATAAAGTTACTACCGTTATTATCTTTATAAGTATTAAATGCAGGTAAACCAGCAGATAAGTAACCTGGAACTGTTACTGTATAACCTAATTTATCTTTAATTGTTATTTTAAAATCTAAAGCTTGTTTATAATTAAAGTTTGTCCCTAATACAGCATTACTTATACTACCAGTAGCACTCCCACTTATTGTTATTGATTTTGTATTACCACTAGGATAACTAGAATCAGTATGTAATTTCCAATATAATGTTGCTGTTGGAGTTTTAAGATTAGTTAACCCAGAGCAAGCAGAATATTTCCAACTAACATCATAATCTACTGTGCTACCAGTCGAAACTGGTCTTTCTAAAACACATTCGATTGTTGGAATAGCATAACTAATAACCGTTATAGACTTTGTATTAGTTGCTGTTTTTCTTCCATCTGTTATATTCAATGTATAACTTGAGCCAAAATTATTACTTGCAAGATCTAAATTAAAAGAACTTCCGCTTGATAGTCCTGTTTTAGTTACAGAACCACTTGTGCTTATAGTTCTTCCATATAAATATCCCGTACTAGAAGATACAGTGTATGCTATTCTAGGTGATGAAAGATTCAAAATCATTTGTGCAGCATTTGATTTAAAATAACTTAACGGATTGCTTCCACCAGGTGGAGTATAATTATTATTAAGATCTGATAATGTTGCTGTTATACTTAATGTATAATTAGGAAGAGTTGCTGTTGCTGTTTTACTTGCACTATTTCCTATATCATTCCAACTACTTGAACTTGTTCCAGTAACAATATAAGCACTAATTGAGGCACTTGTGCTAGTTCCTATAGCAGCAAATATCTTATTTCTTTGTTCAGTTGTTAGTGTTATCGCAGTTCCATTAGATATTCCATTTAAAGTGAATGTCTGACTTCCAGCAGTAACAACTAAACTATTATAAAAACTATTACTATATACACTAAAATTAGGTGTTATAGTTGTAGTTTCATTATTAGCTATTGAAATAGAAAAACTATTTAGCACACTAGGTCTATTTATTGTAGGAATAGAAACAGATTTAGTAACTGTTTGAGTAGTGCTAGAAGTTATTCTTACATAAGCACTTATTGTTACTCCAGAAGATGTTCCATCTACATTATGGGGAATATCTGGAGAGTTAATTGTAAATGTTTTTGAACTATTCTTATTAATACTAAAATATACTTTAGATTGTTTTACTGATTTTGATACTCCATCTAAAGTATAATTATATGTTATTTCATAATAAGCACTTTTTTCGCCATTCCAAGTGGCACCACTAACAGAAACATTTAATTTAAAATTAATATTTGATTTGTTTTCAACAGCTGTTCCATTTGTAACAGTAACATTCGAAATTGAGTTGCTTGTTGCAAATAATTGAATATTTAATTCCATCTTTTTCATATTACAAACCACCCCGTTCCTGCATTTCCATTTTCATCTGTATAATCCATTATTAAAGCATGATTTCCTAATACAGCATCGCCTTTATTAACTAGGTTATGTGTATAAACTATAGATTTGTTTTCAAAACTTCTAGTGCTTGTATTAAATCTTGAATCGTTAGAATCAACATGACCTGCATATAAAGCTGGTGTATTATCGCTAGTATTATCTACTTCAATTCCTTTTTCATCTATTGTTGATTTTGTTGGAGCTCCATCTTTATGAAAATGCATACCAGTTTTATCAACATATCCCTGAGTATTAGGCAATTTTATAGCCGATACGACCACACCATTTACACCAGTTCCATCAGCTATGTCTTGAATTTCTTCTTTTGTATATGTATTATCCTGTAAATCATCTATATCATCTTCTGCATCTTTTATTCTAAATTCAATTTGTTTATAACCTTCAATTAAGTTCGTATTTATCTTTCCAGCAGTTATAAAATTAGCATTTATTCCACCATCTTGAGTTATTGCAACTTCATAAGTTCCATTTACTCCAGTTTTACTAAATCCTAAACCTCCTAAAGACCATTTCCAAACATTAACTGCAGTTTCAGGATCTGTTGTATCCATTAAATATAGATTACCATTATCATAGTCTATTAATATATTTCCTTTAAAAGGATGATTAATTAAAGTTCTAGCATTATCTTGAGCTTGTGATAATATTGAATCCGGATTTATTTTATTAACAACATTATTTATGTCATTTATAACTGATGATTGTTTATTTACAAAATCTGGTTTAACTGTTCCTAGTTCTAAATTTGTAAATCTTTCTAAATTGCAGTTATAAATAGTTTTAACTACTCTAACACTACAATTAATATTTAATTCTGGAATAATTGCTTGTATTGTATCCCCTAAATTGCAACTTTCTAAATTAGAATATTGTTTATATTCTTCGCATTTAGATAATTCTATAAAATCAACTTTAATTGATATTTCTGGCATATCTATTCCATCAACAAATAATTGTTGAGCAGCTGCTAATAATTGTGCTTTAGCCATTTCTTCTGTTATTCCATTTTCCTCATCTACACCAATATCAAATTCTACTTTTCCACATAAAGGTTGGAAATAATTGTTTATATTAGGACTATCTACATAAAGATCATCTAATAATAGTTCATCATTTCCCTGAGGAATAATTCTAGTAATAACTGTGCTAAAATCTAAATTAAAATCAATTCCTTTTAAATTTTTTCTATATCTGATAGAAAAGTTAGATTCTGTTCCTCTTTTTGCATGAACAAAAACATTGAAATTATTATATTCAAGTTCCCCACCAAATCTTTTTAATAAAGCATTATCCGCATTAAAAATAGCATCAGTCACAGTCTTTCTAACATATCTAGCCGATGAAGTTGCAGTACAATCACCATTTACAGTGAAATTATTTGGTGTTAAAGTTCTTTCTAATATCCAAGATAAAGCTCCCTGTGCTGTTAAATCACTGGGAGCTGAATCTTCTATAAAATTTTTACTTAGATCAAAAAAGATATGTTTGGCTAGAATTTTAATTGTTCTCATATCTTTTTTTACTTGCCAAATTCTAAATAATTGTCCTTTTGCTTTAACAATATTTTCTTCAACTAAATAATCAGATAAATATCCATCTTTAGAATAATCAAATTCTAATGTATAAGCCGAATTTAATTGTTCAGTAATTAAAGGATCACTTGTGAAGTCCCTTAACACACCTAATCCTAAATTATTAAAATTAGTTTCGTTCTTATTATATAAGGTTAGCATTACAACCACCCCGTATGATAAGAAATTATTACTTTAGTTATTGAATTATCTTTAACAATGTTATTTATTCCTGGATTTAATCTAGGAAATTCATCTAAAACCACTTTATTATTTTTAGCAGTTGTTCCATTATAACATTGCATTAAATCACAATCTATAGTTATTCCACTTTCAGATATTGTCATAGGATAACCATTTACTGTTAATGTTCCTGTTCCAGTTACTTCTATTATTGGATAAACTTCAACATTCCCATTAACAGTTATACTTGAATTAGATGTAATTGTTTCCGATACCTCATCAATAGAATAAGAAATAGGATCTAATTCAAATTGTAAAGGAAACTCATTTAATAAAGTTAGATAATTCTTAAAGTCTATTTGATTTTTAATAGTTGCTTTAAAATATCTATCTGGATATTTAGATAATATTAATCTTCCGGTTCCATTAAATAAGGAACATATATCATCTATATGATCCTTATTTAACAAGATACATGGAATTGTATAGTTTTTAGATAAATAATTATCATTATCTATATGTAATGAACCATTTCTGCCATTAACAGAAATTATCTCAATGTTTTTAGCACTTTTAGGAACTAAATTCATTTCTTTAACAATTATTCCCAATGATTCGCTTGAAACATTTTTAAATGTAAAATTTTCCATCTTACACCTCTTCTTTCTTCATTAAATAATACAATTCTTCTGCTATTCTCTTTATATCACTTTCATTTTTTGTTTCTAAATGTTCAATATGAATAGTATTATTAAATGTATTATTCTCTATATTATCTCCAGAAGAGAATCTATTCTTTCTATATTCTTCTGCATCTTCCTTATTTAAAACTGCCTCACCTTTGTGAAGTATTGCTGGCATTTCATCATAAGGAATATTATCAATTCCTATTCTTAATTTCTTAATTAAAGGAAGATTAATTCCTTTTCCACCAACAGCTGGAACCCAATCTGGAATCTTAATCTTATTTAAAGCTTTTATAAATAGATTTATTCCATCTATGATAAAGTTAATAGGTGCTTTTACTATATTAAATAGACCACCAAAAACTTTTTCAAATACAGTTTTAACGCCTTCTACAACTGGTTTTAATGCCTTAATTGCACCAACTAAAACCTTACTTATTACATTTGCTATTGAAGATATAACCTTTATAATAGGATTTAATATCTTATTAATCGCAAATGTTAATAAATCCAATAAAGGTTGTAGCAATGGTAAAAGAGCTTTTATAATCGGTAAAAGAGCCGGTAATAAAGCCCTAACTATTTCTATAATAGGTGGAAGTATGATTTTTAGCAGCTGAGTAAATATAGGCAACAATTCCTGAATAATTTCTGTTATGATAGGCATAATCTCTTTTAGCAAGTCAAAAATTATAGGTAATATTGTTTGACAAAATTCTGTGAACACAGGCAAAATGCCATTTAATAAATCCATAAGAATTGGTGCAAGTGTAGAAACCATTTGTTGAATTAAAGGCATGTTATCTAAAATAATACTCATAAATTGAGTTAAAATTGGAATAACTGCACTCATTAAATTATTTTGGATTGCTCCAAATGATTGCTGTAAATCTGATAAAGTATCACCAAATACAACACCAGCATTTACTGAATCTTCACTCATTACTAATCCTAATTCATTAGCACGATCAATTAATCCTGTATAATCATCAGCGCTTTGTTCTATCAATGGCGATAAAGTATAAGCAATATTATCTCCAAATAACTCACTTGCTTTTGTCGCTCGTTCTTCTGCTGTTCCAAGAGCCATGATCTGATTCATAGCATCTTCCATATTAATGTCGGTTCCTTCTAATTTCTTAGCGGCTTTTTCCATAGCTGACATTTCAACACCACATTGACCAGCAGCATATTTTAATTCCTGATATGCTTTAGTTGATATTCCCATTCTAATAGAACCTTTGTCAATTTCATCTGCAACTTGTGCGGTTCCATTAGCAGCAGCAGTTAAACCTCCAACAATAGCTGTAGTTGTTCCAACAACTGCTGTTCCAATCTGCATAGCTTTCTTTGAAACATCCATAAAAGATTCACCAAAAGATTTACTACTCTTTTTACCTTTTTGAGTTGTTTCATCAATTGCCTTATTAGCTTTTTCATTATCAATAAAAACTTGACCAAATATGCTAAATATATTTGCCATATTTCACCTCCTTATAATCCATAATCTTTAAGTATTTCTTCTGCTGAACGCATATGCTTATTAAATGTTCCTATTTCATTTGAAATATTAGATCCACTTAGTTTATTAAATATAATTTCAATTATTCTAGGTATTTCATTTTCTTTCATAATTGCATATTTTAAAGAATCTAACATTAGATCTAAATCCTTATCATAGAAATATTCAATACCTCCGTAATACTTAAAAAAAAGACGCAGGATAGCCGGAGTGCCTAATCCTGCGTTTATTTTAAAAAATCAAATATTCTTTGATCATTAAAAATTTGCTTTACGAAAGGAGTAATATCTACATCTGCAGCTTCTTCTTTTGTTATTTTCATAGTTTCGGCAACCAAATCTATTATTTCATCTTCTGCTTTGTATAAATTGTTAATGATTAAAGATAATAGTTTCTTAACTATAATTTCTTTATCCTTTTCAGGATCATCACTTTCCTCATTTAATTCTAATATTAATTGTGATACGCCCATTTTATTTATTATCAATGATAATTTAGACAATGTTCTAGGCGTTAATTTAAAGTTTTTTTCTTCTTTTATATCAATTATATCTTCTTTCATTTTTTCCCTTTCCTTGCTCTCTTTTTTACGCCTATTAATGCATTTATTAATAAAAATAAAAAAGAGAGCAAAAAATTACTCTCAGTTTGCTAAAGGATTAGTTGCTGATGTTGATACTTCCCAACAACATTCCTCTGTAGAATCTGTATAGTCATAGTGACCTAAAAATTCTAAACTATGTTCGTTTTCACTCTTAGATACACCTTTATATCCGAAAGCACCTTCATGCATAGCATTCTTTACTTTTAGAATTGTAAAAGTTCCATCTAACATTTTAGTTACAACGCTTACATTCTTTAGATAATTATCTGAATTAATTACACCAAATTCTCCTGGAGTTAATGTATTTGTACTACCATTAACAACAGCTCCTGGTATAGCTAATTTCAAATAATCTAAACTACAACATAAAGTAGATATTTTCAAAGACACATCTTCTCCATCTTTAACTTGTAATCCTTTTGTTTTACCTTTTCTACCATCAAATTCAATATCTCTGATAGATGGTGTAGCAGTAAATTCAGCTCCACCTCTAGTTGGTCCTAGAACCATCTCTCCAGTTTCACCATAGTTTACAACAACTACTCCTTCATCTATTTGAATCTTATTTACATTTGAAGTAGATAAATTAACTAGTGCCATATTTACCTCCTTAAAATATTCTGGCAATAAATGTGACTCTTCTTAATGAAGAATCTTGCTCTGTCATTTTGCCTAAATATTGACTTTCAAATGAAACATGAAATCCAATATTATTATCTCTATAACAATATTCATCAAGACCAGTTCTTAATGAATCACATAAGCTTTCAACATTGGAATCGGTTAATTCATTTATATATATCTCAACATCAAATAAACACTGTAATCCATAATTTAAAGTAGTTATAGATAAATCCGGGACTACTCCATATGGATAAGATGTATCATCTGGTGCTTTTTCATAATATACTTGCATAATGGTATTTAATTTTTCCATTATTTTATCTAAAAAAGTATCAATCAATTTCTTCATCTCCTCCCAAATCTATTTTCATACCCTGCTCAAGAACATAATCTTCAAGTTCAGATAATTTTTCTTGAATTGCGTTTTGAATTTTATCCATATTTTCATAAGCAGTGTTTCTTAAAAAATTTTTGCTACTCATACCTGGATGACTTACTTGATAACCATATTTTCTACCGTTACCCTCTAATTCATAGGTTAAGTTTCTAGCATTATTTTTTAATTGCTTAGTCATTATGGCGTGTGGTTTTGTTCCAAATTCAAACCAGGATGGATTTACAAAGAACTTAATTCCAAATTTCTTTTTCATTTGTGATCTTGATAAATATCCCACTTCTAAATATGGTTGCCCTGTTTTAAAATCAACTTTAGCCCATGCTTTTACTGACTTTTTTAAATAGCCAGTCCTAACATTGACTTTTTCTTTCAAAATATCAGTGACTATCTTCCCACCATCTTTTAACGCATCTTTTGATAGTTTTTTCATCATATTGACACATTCTTTCGAAGTATCAATAAACTCTATTCTGGCATTATTAGTTGATTCAACTAATTTTGACATATTATTTGTTCTCCACTACGGTAGATGATAAAACTAATTCTATATTATCTTCCTTTTTATATGTTCTAAGTATTTTATAGATTACATTATTATATCTGATATGAGTTACATCAGTTAAATCAATTAGTTTCGATTCAAGTTTTATTTCTGGTTTAAATCCAACTGCTGCAGATTGATAAAATTCACTTTGACCTATACTCTTTTCATTACAATAGAAAAGAGTTTCAGTGTATGAAACTTTAGGTCTATTTTTACTATCAAATGTGGTATTTTTTTTCATTAAATACCCTACACTTTTAAAATACATAATTATTCCTCCTCATCATTAAGAGGAACATTGTAATTTAAACATAAAAACGATTTTAAAGATTCATATGATCTTATATATCTTTCAGCATCTGGATTATCATAACCAAAATAAGCTTTACAATAACTAATTATAGTTTGAATTATAATTCCATCTGTATCAACTATATTAGAAGAGGCAATGCCTGCCAATTCTAATTCTTTTTTACATGCATTTATTAAATCAGTAATTTCACTATCATAAGCTGTATTACTGATTCTTAATGCAAGTTTTACTTTATTGAGCATTGCCTTTTACCTCCTTAATTATAAGCTTGCAGCAATTTTAACAAATGCATCTTCACAAGCTGGTTTACCATCGAATATACCAACTCCAAGATATTTAGTAGAGTTTGTATTAATATCGAAATCTTTCTTAACTTCAATATCTCTATTTAAATTACCAACATATTTTTTGAAGTTTCCTAAGAACATTGAACCATCTGCAACTTCATCAGATAGAATAACTGGATAACCATAAATGTAATAATTCTCACCTTCAACTCTAACTAGATCATGTTTAGCATTATCTTGTAATCCCATAACTTGATTGAATAGAGTTTTCTTATTTGATAAGAATTTAGCACCTTTATCATATCCTGCTGGTAATAGACCAACTGCAGTTCTAACATTTGCAGCAGTTAAACCTGTAGAACCATTGTATTTAACACCATTAGTTCCATCTACATAACCAATAGCATTGATACCTTTAACAGTTCCTAAACCAGTTCCATTAATGATTTCAGATTCTATTTTTGTAGCAATAGATTCAGCTAACATTCTTACTAACCAATCTTCAAAATCATCAATGCTCATAGCTAGGATTGAATCAGATACTTGAATTAATTTAGTAAATTCATATCCTCCTAATGATACTTCTGTTAATACTGCAGTAGCATCTGCATTGATACCAGTTGAATTTTGAGTATGATATCCAGCTGCTGCTCTAGTTGTTTCAACAGCAAATTTTAAATTTCCTGGAACATGGAATAATTCGATTTCTCCTAGTAATGGAACTAGTTTAACCATCTTATCGAATATTTTTTCTGATGTTTCAGTTGGTATAACTGCTGTTGTGCTAGTAGTTATAGCTCTCTTTTCTGAATCGTTTAATTCCTTTCCTAATAATCTTTTGAAAAAAGCAGTTCTGTATTCTTTTGATTCCATATTATCATCACTTTCCTTTCTTTCTTCTTTTACTTCCTCAACTACTGTTCCTACAGCACCAGTTTTAACTTTTTCTAATACTGCGGCTCTTTTTTCTGCTTTTGCTATAAGAGATTTTTTCTCTTCTTCAAGTTTTTCAACTTGTTCTTCAGCTTGAGATATTTCTTCTTCAGTCATATCTTCATCTGAATTAAGCTTTTTTAATAAAGCTTCTAATTCTGCTTTGATTTCTTCCAAAGTCATAATTACTTTCCTCCTAAACTTTCAATTTTTATTTTTAGTGCTAATTTTCTACGCTTTAGCATGCGCTTACTTCTATCTTCTTCAATCTGACGCTTCTCCAAGCGCTCTTTTTCAGCCTCCGCCTCAAAGTATGATCTAGCAAATACAGAAGTTGTATCATAAGCAGGAAATGTAACAACGCTTACATCATATAAACGGTTAATTCCTGTGATACTTCTTAGATGATTTTCTTTGTCATATTCTTCGCCATCATCATTAATGACAAAACAAAATGACATTTTATCGAAGTAGCCACCTTTAATTTCTTCATAAGCTTTTCTTCCTGCATCAGTTCCGCTTAAATCTGCACGAACTCTAACACCAACATCATCAACTGTTAATTCTAATGTTCTATTTTTAGTTCTTGCTAAAGGTTTTCCTTCGTGATCTATATTTAAAACAACATCATCCATCTTTGTTGTTTTAAAAGCATTTCTACAAATTTGTTCTTTATATTCGATTCCATCATATTCATACATAGTTGCTGGTTTTTCAAATGTAACTGCATATCCTTCAATTATCATTTTTCCATCTTCATCTTCTGTTCTGAAATCAAATGTTCTATAATTTCTATCTTTACTAATCGCCATTTTTAATACTCCTTCCCATTAGGTAAAATAAAAACAACTTTTTCGCCTTTATAAGTTGTTTCTCTTAATTTATCTAAATATTTATAAGTGTGATTATCATATATTTTGATTTTCTTGATTTGAGTTTCCTGTTCCTTCACTTCCTGGATTTTCTTTTCCTTTTGTGCTTTCATTTGTTCCCTCCTCTTTATCTAAATTATTAACTTCTGCATAATCCTTTCGAATATATCTCTTATCTTCTTCTTCTGTGACATGTGGAAGATTCCAAATATCCATAACTTGATTAACTTTTAATATTCCTCTATCAAATAGTTGTTGTGAAACATTTAATTTTGTTGTATTACTTACAAATTGCAACTTTGTGCTTTCCATAACAACTTTTGAATCTCTCTCTATATCTTTAGGTGCGATTATCATATTTGTTAGGATCTGACTTAACTGAATAGCAAGTGGTTCTACAACATCTTCATAGAACATATTCCATTGATCTTCCGATGCTGTATTTTGTAATATTTCTTCACTCATATGAAAATAATCAAATACATTCTTTTTAATTATTTCCATTTGATCTTTATCTACAATAAATGGTTTGCTATCAACTTGTTTAATATCTGAGTATTTATTATCAAATATTAAAACACCTCCGTTGTTTTCAACACCTAATTGCTCTTCCTTTAATCTCTTTTGTTCTTTCTTTATTGCCTCTTCATTTTGAACTACTCCTAGTTTAGCTAGGAATCTAATCATTGCTCCACTCTTAATTCCTTCTTTTATTCCCTGTTCTTGAGTGTGAATTAAATCCATTGTAGAGTTTAAAGCAAAATTGCTGTCACCATTATATTCTTTCTTATAATAGAATCTTTTAAGATGACCAACTTTTGCATATTCGATAGCATATTCAACATTTTGAATCTGATAAACTAAATATTCAACATCACCATTCAAAACAATTCTTGAATTTGTTGATCTAACTGGATAATAACCTACAACTGTTTCATCATATTCACTTCTATATATTGGAATTATATATGCATTATTTTCAACTAAAAGGATTGAATATAATCTATACAAGAATTGTTGAGTTGTCATAATTTTATTAGGCTTAGTTTGTAGCATATTTTGGATTCTTTTATATTCTCTACTCTTTCCATAAATAATTGGATTTAACTTACTGCATTGAGTTGCTATTTTATCAATACATGATCTAGTTAAAGCCATTTCATATAATCCACCTTCATATGAACTGTAAATAGGACTATATCCCTGCAACATTCTAAATTGTTCAGTTAATACTTTTTGTTGTTGATTTAATTTTCTTTTTGAAAATATTCCCATTTTTTCCTCCTATAAATTTAAATAATCATCATAATGTCTTTGAAGAACAACATATGCATCAATTAAAGAAACAGTTCCATCAATTCTTTGTTTATTATTTCTCCCTTTCATTGGTCTTATGTTATCGTTCTTATCAATTTCAATCTGAGTATTAGTTAAACACCATTTCAAAATTGGATGATTATTATAATTAATTTTTTTAGCATCAAGTTCAGAAGCCAACATCTTCATAGGAGTGCTCATTGTTTTTGCTCCCTGAATAACTGGTTCTAAAATATAACCATTTTGTTTCATTTCTTCTGCCCATTGATTAGCACCCCACTGATCGTAACCTACCCATGCAGTATATATTCCGTATTTATCTCTAAGTTCATTAAACCAAGCTGTTACATCACTAAAATTAACCATGTTGCCATTGCAGTATCTTATATAACCCTGTTCTTTCCAAATATTGTATGGAACTTTATCTTCTTGAATATGTTTATCTGCTGTTTCTTCTGGAATAAAATACATTTGAGCCAAATACATTTGATTATCTTTTCGAATCAAACAAGAGGCACATGTAAGATCGCCGACACTTGATAAATCGACACCCCCTATTCCATAACAATTTCTTAAATCTTCTAGTTTAAAAGTATCTTGATTATTAATACTTTCAAATGTTAACCATGCTCCTGTTCCAGTTTCTCTAACATTAAAGTCTTTGGTTAAAAGAGTTGGCAGATAGTTTTTATCATTTCTTGCCTTTTGAACTTGTTCCTTTAAATAGTCGATTCCTTTTATTGTGCCTAATCCCGGATTTGCTTTAATCCATTTTTTTGAATTAGTCCATTCTTTTCTTGAATCTAATTCATAAATAAAACTGATGAACCTATCATCAGTTTTAATTCCATTTAATATATCTGCAGCTAATTCATATTGAGAATCATAGATGTTTTCTCTAATGAATCCTGCTGTTGATATTGTGAATAATAATGGTTGCTGTCTTGCCCCCATTGATTGTTTAGAAACATCATAGATATTTCTATCTTTCCATGCGTGGATTTCGTCTAATATTCCACAGTGCATATTTAATCCATCTAGTGTGTTTGAATCACTAGCTAGAGGTTCAAATGTGCTAAATGTTAAATCAACATATAGATCACTTTTTCTTTTCTTAATATGTTTCTTTAACAATGAACTTTGAAGAACCATATTCTTAGCCTCTTCAAAAACAATTCTCGCTTGATCCTTTTTAGCAGCTACGCAACATACTTGCGCTCCACCTTCACCATCAGCGAATAACATATATAATCCAATTGCAGAAAGTAAAGTTGATTTACCATTCTTTCTGGCAACAATTATAAATACTTCTCTATATTTTCTAAATCCCTTTTCATCTACAAAACCAAATACTGTTTGAATTATTGCTTTTTGCCATAAATCTAATAATACCGGTTTGCCAGCCCATTGACCTTTAGAATGTTTACAGAATGTTTCTATAAATCTAATAGGTCTATTAGCCTTTTCAATATCAAAGTGATATTTACCAGGATTATTTAAATCATTAACTATATTTTCATATGTTCTTTTTATTTTGTCACATACTTCAATCTTTCCACTTTTAATAAGATTGTAATAAGCTAATATATAATTCATTTAACTTTTTAAGAATACTTCCAATTCATCAGGTTTATCTCTATCTGATGTTGATTCTTTACCAACTAAATCACACAATTGTTTAACAACTGTTTGATATGATTTAACTGTATCTCTATAATCTTTTAAAAGTGGGTTTGATTTTATAAAACTTTGTGATGCATTTATTGTTTCAGTTGTTAAATCTGATTCTCTAATGTCTTTTTCCATTTCTTCCGCTAGGATTAGAAGAAAAGATGCTCTTTTAATTAGCTTTTTAATAACATGATTTTTTTCTGGATAACTACTCACAAATATTTTTGAAAGTTTATTGTATTCAGATGTAATCCTGGATTGAACATTAGAAGGAGCCTTTTTATTAACCTCTTCTTCTTTTGCTTTCTTAATTTTTTTATTTTTTTCTTTCATTTTATTTTTTCTCCTAACCCCCCTCACACAATTTTCCCATTCCGGGGTCGAATGTGGTTCAAGGCGCGGTTTATTTATACGGCATCTTCTGGCGTTATAGGGGGGGATTCTATTATTTCTATTGCAACTACATTAACTGGATTAATAAATACCTGTGTATCTTTCTTTGTATCTATTAACAATGTGTTCATATTGTTAAGTGCATCCAGCAGCAGCTTAGTGTCTATCTTATCTTTAGGTTCTATGTCTAGATAGTTAGTGTCAGTCAATACTCTTAATATCATCTCTACCCTTTCCCTGATATAGATCAGTTAGACTTCCCTTTCTAGGAAAGTTATAATGATACATCAGTTTATTTGTGTATGTTATTGTTGGCATCTTCAACATTAGTTCCTGATGGAACAATGCATCCTCACCTACCTGAATACCTTCTTTAAACCTTATATCTTCAATAAATCTTTTCTTAATAAATTTAAACATACCAACTCTATTGAATGTTCTATATTTATTTACTTCATATAATGTTCCGTTATTATCTACCATATCATAGAACACTATATCAACAAACTTTAAATCATTGTCTACAATATCATTAAATATCTCTGTATCAATATAATCATCCGAATCAACAAATAATATGTATTCCCCTGATGCTTTATCTATGCCTTTATTTCTAGCCACAGATACACCACGATTATTGTTAGAATTAACAACTTTAATATTAGGATTTAACCTCTTGCATTCATAAGCTGTTTCTTTTGTCTTATCTGTTGATCCATCATTTACAACAATTATTTCTACATCTTCCCTAATAGGAATACTTTCAAGACATTTCTTTAATAATACTTCTTGATTGTATGCTGGTATTATTACTGATACTTTCATATATCTAACCTCTTTCTTGTAGTCATTATGAATCTATCTAAATCTTCTGGATAATCAAAGTCATCTGTTTCATCATCCCATAAGATGTCATAATCATTTGGTATATCTTCTCTATGAGTATAAATATCTACCCAGTCAGCAAGATATCTATTTATAGTCCAGTCATTTGTTAAGGTGATTTCCCCTGATTCACATAGTTTATTGAATTTCTCTAGCTTATTAATCCACCAAGTTATATCAATTACTTTGTGAATATATCCTTCTCCCCATTGTTTACCTGTATGAGGATTAGCATTTAATCTACACCAATGCCCCCATCTTTCAATTTTTCTATTAATGCAGTCTTTTATTATTTCTTCTGTATAATAGCAATCGCCATTTAATAGAATAAATGGTTCATTATATCTTTTTGCTATTTCTAAAAACAACTGTCTTTTTAAAGAACAGTCTTTAAATGAATCATTCATAGCATATTCATTTTTAAATTTACCTAAAATAATTAGATCATCTTTTTTAATTCCATTTTCATGGCATAATCTACACATTCTATCAATAAGTGTTTCTCCATCAATTGATATTAATTGTTTTTCAACACCTTTGTAGTTATTCCATCTTTTAGCTTCACCATCAGCTAATATTATTACTTTCATATTTAACTAAATCTCCATTCTCATTAAAACAAAGTCCATCTACTGTAGCTGAAACCCCTTCATGAATTAAAGCATGACAATCTCTACATACTGGCATTAAGTTTTTTTCACTTAATGTTATTTCAGGATCATTTATATTTTTAGGATTTAACCAAATTATATGATGAACAATTTCAGCCGGTCTTTGTTTACACTTCTGGCAAATATAATGATACTTAGCCATCATATAATCTCTAGCTCTTATCCAATTTGTTGATTGATAAAAACTCTTAGCCCACTCTTTAGCCATAATAACCTCCACAAAAAAAAGACATAACTTATTATGTCTTTCCTACTGGGGTGAACCAGTGTGCAACAAGCGATTTTACCTCACTGTCTTAATTGACAGTATTGAAAGATATAGAACTGCACTATCGTTCTTTTAGTGCATACGGATAACAAAGTTTCCCTATGTATATCTCTCAACACCACCAATTAAGTGGTGCACTGATAATATTCAGAATGTATGGAAATATTACCCCACCGATATTATTTCCATCATACACATTATAGCATGTTAAATACGACATTTTGCGACATCTTTATTTTCCTTTATATTTCCTTTGGCATTGTCTTACCGAATAATGGACTATTCTTGCAATTTCCTCCCAGCTCTTATGTTCTTCATCTCTATAATAAATAATTTTCTCTTCTTTAGATGATTCGGCAATTCTTTTCATTTCATTTATGATATATTTCTCATATGCATTAATCTCTTCTTGTATCAGATAAATTGTTTTATCCAGTTCTTCATCTTTTATTACATAATGAGTGAATTTATCGAAATGTTCCATTGAGTTGGATTTACCAGGAATAATATCTTTCAATTTTGGACTTGATGGTTGTGTCCTTTCAAAATTGATTTTCTTTTTAGTTAAGTATAATTCTAATCTATCTTCTAACTTCTTAATTTCATTCTTAGCTTGGCTAATAGTTAAATGATCCATTTATACCTCCTTTTTATTCATACTCGCAAGCACATTCACAAGTTCTTTCTAATATTTCAATTAACATTTGTTGATTTTCTATTTCTTTTTTTAGTCTAATATTCTCTTTTTCAATTCTGAAATAGCAAATTACAACAATAACAAAGCAACTAAATACTATTAAAAATTTCTTAATTAATCCTTCCATAATCTAATTCCTTTTTTTAAAATAATCTTCAAACAATTCATCAATTGATTTTTTATCAAAGAAATCTCCTATTTCTATAATTCCTTTTTCTTGATTAAATTTTATGTTTTCTATATATTGATCTTCTGCATAATTTATAAATGGACTTCCGCAGCATCCACATCCACCAATACTAACAGAATACTTTTGACATAACTTTTCATACTCTTTTAAAAAATCATAAACATTTTTTAACATATTTCCTCCTATTATATCTTTGACAAAGTCCTATAAACTGACAAAGATTTTTATATTGCTTTTAAAATTGTCTTTTCCCTTTTATTTAAAAGTTATTAACATTTATTTTTATTTTTAAATCTTTGCTATAATTTACACATTTTCGTGAAAGTTTACATTTTCAGCATCTAATTTACTAAATAATTCTTCACCATGAACAGTTATATATATTCCTTTCATAGCTAAATAATTAATTACTTTATTTAGATCATCTTCTTTTTGCTTTAATTTTTTTTCTAAATCTGCAATTATATCTAGCATTGTTAAAATTACTTGTTTCATTTTTAATACTCCTTTGTAATTATTATTTCATCAGGTACTTCATATCTTCCATCATTTAATAATGACATTAATTCACTATCTTGAATATATAACTTCTTTTTATTATCTTTAAAATCTATGTTATGTGCATTGTTATATCTTTCTTTATTTACAATATCATAGCATTTTTGTAATTTTAAATATTCTTCATAATCAATTATTATTTGTTTGCTCATGTTTTCCTTCTTTCTTTAATTCATTTAATTTTTCCCAGATAAAGTATTTTATCAATGGGCTTATACTATCATCTTTTAATTTATTTTCTAAAACTAGTATATTCCACTCTCTATTCATAATTAAGCACCTTAATACACCTCAAATGATAAATCAGTTAAAACCGGTGAAGTTATGCAAGCTATTCCAAATATAAAATAGAATCGAACTGGTTCATTTTGAATCATTACCATTTGTTGTTGTTCTAGCAACCTCATAGATGATCTTAATAAAATTTCTAATTGTCTTGATATAATTATTATTTCAGGTCTTTTATGAAAGTTGTAAATATATCCCGATATTGTATTACTTATTTTTCCAATTGTTTGGTTTATTTCTTCATCTTCATAAGCTGTTTCTTTTTTTATTTTATCTGTCTTTCCATCAAAAATGTGACTAGCTATTATTGTTGTATTTTTTACTTTTTTATTCATTATTTACCTCCTATATATATTTTAGATCTAGCATCTTCTATTTCTTGTGAATCTAACATTATGTATAACAGAGTTACTTCTGGAGAACTATGATTTAACATTTTCATAAGTGTAATTAAGTTTCCACCATTCATGTAATATTGATAAGCAAATGTTTTTCTTAAACTGTGCATTCCAAATGTGAAGTTAATTCCGCAAGCTTTTTCAATATTAGTCATTATATAATCTCCAGTTTGTCTAGTTATTGGATATATTACTTTTTTAGTTATTCCTTTATATGTTGCAACTTTTTGCTGCCCCATAAATAGATAATCATTGCTTTCAAGTTTATATGTTTCAATATATTTCATAATATCTGAGTGAAGATTTTTATTTAAAGGAAAGTTTTGCATTTTACCTGTTTTATTTTCTTTTATATGCATATATCCTTTTTCTACATCCTTAACTCTAAGCTGCAATAAATCCTCAGCTCTAAATGCTGTATTAATTCCTATTAGAAATAACATATAGTTTCTATAAGCTTGATATCTTCTAGTCTTAGTTTTATGTCTAGTCATTTCAAATTGTAAATAGTCTAATACGCGTTTTAAGAGTTTTTTATCTTTGATAGGTAGAGTTTGCTCTTTGCCACCAAAGTATTTAATTCTTCTTGGCATTTATACCTCCTACTTTCAATTTTAATTTTGTTATATTTAGTCCTGTTTCAGTTAGTTCTTTATCATTAAACCTTAATCCATCTTTATTTAAATGTAGTTCTTCTGCACTCGATACAGCTATTAAATTATTAATATTTAAATTATTTTTATTTCCATCAGCAAATATTATTTTTATTCCTTTTGGAATTTCACCATAATATTGTTCATAAATAACTCTATGTTTTAACTTCCATTTATTAGGTTCTTCTACTTTAATTTCATGGTAACCATCAACATTTATTCTTTCACTTCCAACTTCTCTATGATTGATAGGAATGTTTCCTTTTTTAAAGCATGTCTTTCTTGCTTTTTCTTGTTGCTCTTTAGTTAAATAATCATCCCATTTCTTACCCTTATTAGTTGGTGCTATCCCTTTTCTATAACATCCTTTATTAATTCCTGTTCTCAAGTTAATACCATATCTTCTAATTAAATTAGCTTTTGCCATACAAACTTTGTCTGCAGTTGTATTCATATTAAATTTTTCATTTAATAATCTAGCTAATTCAATATTGTCATTACCTTTGTAATTACATTTCATAAATTCAATAACTTCATCAGTCCATACAGTTCTCCAATCTGCTGTTGATCTAATTCCCAGTTTTTGTTTCTTTGTATTTATTGCAGATTTAGTATAATTTGTTCCAAATTTTTCATTAATCAAATTAGTAATTTGTTGATCAAACTTTCCAGGACTTATTTTTCTTAAATAATCTTCTTGCTCTTTAGTCCACTTTCTCATTACCATATCCTAACTTAAGAATTTCATCTTCTGATTCTTTTCCCATATAGTCAGCCATTCTTTTAGCTTCTAATACTACGGATGCATTTTTAATGATTGTGGTTGATATTTGAGTTATTGCTTTTGCTCTTTTTATTTCTCTATCTAGTTTTTCCCCTTCTATTTCTTCATCATCATTTAACCTCTCTAGTTGTTCGAACAGTGTCAGATTCAAATCTTTCAATGTTGCTTTGCTCATTGCTTACCTCCTCTGGTTCTACATATTCTTTGATACTATATATTTCTACTCTTTTATTTCTAAATCTATTATTAAATATAATCATTGCATCTCTTTTGCAATTTGCTTTAATAATAAGATCTCTGCTATTTTCATAAACTCCCCTAAATTTAACTATAAACTTAGGCATTAGCTACCTCCTATACTTCTGGGAAGAGTTTTTTCTTCTGGAAATTGAAACAAATAATCTTTTTTTATTATTCTTTCAATTTCTTCTGGAGTTAATAATTCTTTAGCATGTTCTAATTTATAAATATTTCTCCTGGCTTGAATAAACTTATCAAATACATTTATACCTTCTTCTTTAGAATAATAAGTTGCTAGCGGTATATTAGAATCTAAAGGAATTATTTTAATTTCCTGATTGGTTTGTGATCCCTCTATTCGTAGTATCACTTCGTTCACATTGTATATTCGTAAATGATTTTGACTTATTACTAACATGAATTATTACACTCCCTTCATCTTCTGGTGGATATTTTTCTTTTAATTCTTTCATTTTTTGTCTTAGATAATCTCTGGTGTGTTTTTCAAATTTAATTTCATTAAATAATAATCTGATAACAAATAAATAATCTTTTTCTCTTTTCTTCATTAATTCTCTTAATTCACAAATTGTTCCATGAAAGCTTTTAACACTTTCTATTTCTTTATCTACATGTTCTTTTAATCTATTATTTTCAGCTACAAGTCCTCCAACTTTTCCAGCCACTTTTCTTCTTAATTTTTCTATTCTTTCTAATTTCTTAGTTAAATATTCAATTTCTTCTGCAGCATGGGCATTTCCTTTTGATCTAAATTCATTTTCTTTCTTTAATGTTTCATTTTCTTTGTTAAGAATTTTATCATTCTCAATTAGTGTATTAACTAATTCATTTAATCTTTCTATTTCCTTATCTTTTTTTGTTTTAAATTTAAATATCATTATTTCTTTCCTCCAATATTCTTAAATTCTTCAATGAAGTCTTTAAATTCTTCATCTATTTCTCCATCATCCCCTGAACTTTCAAATTCTTTATTAAACCATTCAGGAATAGGTTTAGAATTTGGATTGTCTTTTCTATACCAATTCAGTATGGTTGCATAATGACTTTTATATCTTTTTCCTTTCGATTCAATATAACTAGATAATTTTTCTATGTATGGGAGCAAATTAGATTTTTCTAATTTGTGGTATTCCTCATCTGATAATAAAACATTTTGAAATTCACCATATTTCTTTTTTGGTATGCCTAGTTTATTTTCTCTTTCTTTATATATTTCTTTCTCTTTATTAGTTATGTTATGTTTAGTTATGTTATGTTCTGGTTCCAACTGGTTGCCATTTGGTTGCCAAGTATAAGATTTGTTATTTTTTAATCCTAACATATGATATTCTTCCTGGTAATCTGTTGGATGATATCTATCATTTCTTAATGTATTATTCATTCTCCAATGTTTTATAACAATTACTCCACTTTCAAATACCAGGATAAAAGCTTTTACTACTAATAATTTTAGATCATCATCACTAGCTCCTATCATTCTAGCTATTTTCTTAGGACTATTTACAAATCCATCATCATCAGCGCTCATATTTAAATGAAAATATAAACACTGTGTTGATAATGGCATTTCTAAAAAAGCATCGCTCTCAGTAATTTTCTTTGTAAAACATCTTCTTTCAGCCATTTTTCCTCCTATATTTTTCTCAACCAAAACCCACAATTAAACAAGAACAACTATTTACCAAACATCTCCAAAATAAATAGTTATTCCCTGTATAAGCAGAAAGGAGGCAAATACAATTATGAGATTGTACTTGCTATATGAATCAAACTATTAGCAGATGATATTGAGATGTTTGATCTTCGATTAGTTAATTATCTTTATTTTTTAATTTTTGAATTGTTTCTTTCAACTCAATTATTTTAGATTTTAATTGTTTTATTTCTTCCCTAAATTCTTTTTTTTGTTGGTGATAATGATCTATTAGATTCTCTAAATCCTTTTTTCTTGCTATTAGATCATCTTTTTCTGGAAATTGCTCATAATCTCTTAAATCTTGATTTAATTGAGTTATTAGTTCATCTTGTTGTTTAATTATTTCTTTTGATTCTTCTAATTCTTCAAGTAATTTCTTGTTGTTTAATAGATATTTAATTGTTTTGAATTTTATCATAATTGGCTCCTTCTTTAATTTCATAAACCCCAACCATTTTCCCTGAATATTCACATTTAATCTTTCCAACACAGTCAACAATACCTAAATTCATTAATTCATTTAATCTTGGTGCAGTTAGATTTCTTTCATCTGTATTTGAATATCCTTTTTTCTTCATTTCAACAGCTATTTCTTTAGCAGTCATTTTTTTATTCTTTAAAATATCTAATATTTGAAAATATCTTTTTTTAGTATCAACAGTTTCAAATGAATCATGTCTTGTTTCAAGTAATGGAAAGTCAAATATATAACTTGATTTTTCTTCCATTTTTCCTCCTAAAAGATTGATTTTTCTCTACACATTTGATATAATTATATGTAGAGAAAAACAGTGTTATCGGTTTTTCTTTTTTAATTGTTTTTAATATGTTCGAATAGAACTGGTGTGCTGCATACTATCAATATAACTAATAAAATAGGCATTACTATTTTTTCAGTATAAGTGAAATATGAAATTATCATAATTGGTAGCATAGTAGCAAATAAGGTTCCAACTATAAAAGCACAAATATTTAATAGTTTATCTTTCATTTTCTTCTCCTTTCTTTATACATTTTGTTTTTTCCTCAAAATACCATTTAGGTATTTTTCCTTTTATTATTAATGTTCCTGGATATTCTCTTTTTAACTTTATATTCAGATCTTTAATAATTGCATAACTAGCAGTTTGACCTAAACCAGTTAAATCAGAAACATCCTTTGCAGTGTAATAAAGCATAAAAGTTATTCCTTTCTTGGTCGGATTTTTATTTATTTATATATGGCATTTTGCCATATATTTCTTCAAAAAAAACATTTACATTAACTTGATATAATTCTAATATTTTTAATAATATATCAATACTCATAATATACGGATTATTTTCATATCTCCTTACCGTTTCTCTGTGTAACCCTATTATATTAGCAACATCATCTAACGAATATGAGTTTTCAGCTCTTAATCCCTTTAATTTTTTAGATATCAATTCATTTATATCCATCTTCTTTATCCTCCTTTTATAACCCAATTATACTATGGCATTTTGCCATAGTCAAGTATAAAATGACAATTTGCCATTTTTTAATTGTAAAATTGACAAAAAGAGTATATAATATAAATAGATTGTGAGGTGTTTATGAAGAGTGATTATATAAATTTTACTAATTCCAATCTAAAGTATCTCAGAGAAAAAAAGAAAATTACTCAAGAAAAAGTTTCAAAAGACCTTAAAATAGATCAATCTACAATCGGCAAATGGGAAAGTAATTCCAGAAAAATAACTTTAGATTGGGCGATAAGATTGTCACAATATTTTGAAGTAAATATAGGAGATTTTATATCAAAAAATATGAAAGAAGAAAGTACATATTCAAAAAGAAAGAAGGCTAGTAAAAATGATATTTAATTTATTTAAAAAGAAAGATAATCAGAATAATCAAATACAATTACATGATGTTTCAGTTAAAGTTAAAAAAGGTAAAGAAAAAGAATTGTATATTGGAAAAATATTATCTATATCTGCAAATATGGGAAGAGATACAGAATATTATAATTTTATGAGTTATGATGGCGATGTATCAAATAAAATTGATAATTCTGAAAGAACTTATTGTGAGAAATATAGATATGGGATTATAAAAAGCATCAATAATGATGAAATGATTGTTTCTATCATATGTTGTGATGGATATCTTCAAAGATTAAAAACAAATCTAAATGTAGAAAATGGTAATTCCTATATCATAAATGGTAATGACTTGCTAGACAATGGAAATATTGTTGGAAAAATTACTGATTATAAATATGATCAAAACTCTAACATTAAATTTAATACAGTTGAAGATAATAAACTTATAGTATTTATCCAAAAATAGAAAATAAAAAATCCAGTGCTACAACACTGGATACGGAGCATAGAACTCCTAAGAAAAATTTATCCGACCAAGAATATCTTTTTCTATGCTCCTATTATATCAAAATATAAAGAAAGGAGCAATATAATTATGAAAAAAGCATATGAAAAAACTCGATATGATAATATATATAGAAATATTAAAAATAATAATTATATCATTAGACATAATGGAACTACAATTTCAAAAATAGATAACTTAAAAATATATGATATCAAAGTAGCTAGAGATTATAAATCTAAATTAGATCTAAATCTTAAAAAAATAGAAAAAGCGGCTAATTCATATACATTTAAATACCTATGGAATGAATATGTCAATTATTGTAAAAATGTTTCAAAATTGGCTTATAACACAATTAAAAAGAAGAAACTCTTCTATAATTGCTTCTTACATGAATTAGATACTTTTAGAGTATCTGAATTAACAAAAAATGACATTATTAATTTTATGGATAATCTAATTACAACAGATAAACAAAAAAATGAAATACTAAAACATCTGAAAGCATTCATAACTTGGTGTGATTTAGAAAAAGAAATAATTACAATTAATCCAGTTAAAGGAATTAAAAGTATTAAGGTTCCAAAAGTAGAAATGAAGTATTGGAGCATAAATGAATTTACTAAATTTATGAATTACATAAACAAGCAACAAAATGATAAAGCATATAGAATTAAAATTCTTGTATTATTAGAGCTACATTTAGGTGATAGAATTGGTGAAACAAGAGCTTTAACTTGGAGTTCTATAAATGAAGAAAAATCAACAATTAGGATTTCACATTCAATTAATTATGATGAAAAATCAAACAATCTACTCTCTTCGACTAAAACATATAGTTCAGATAGAATTGTAGATGTATCTCCCAAATTGATTTCAGAACTTAAAAAATATAAGGAATATTTAATAGAACAACAAATAAATATTAATGATCTTATTTTCTACAATTATAGAATAAATAAACCTTTTAGCGATGTTGCTTTAAGAAAATTATTCTATAAATATTGTAGTCTTGCAGAAGTCCCCAAAATTAGAATGTATGATCTAAGACATACATATGTTGCATTGATGATGAATGAGGGATGGGAATTATATCATATAAGTAAAAGAATCGGACATTGTAATTACTCTACTACAGTTGATAAATATGGGCATCTTGAAAGTAAATTAAGAAAGAAAATTGCTCAAACAACTGATAAATATTTATAATTTAATGGTACTTTTAATGGTACTTTTATAAGAAAAATGCATAAATAGGCGCTATTTTTTAGAAAGTTATATTCCCATATGGGTCACCATTTAAAACAACAAAATCCCTTAAAATAAGGGATTTTTTATATTATAAAATACAAAAAGTACCATTATTTTTCATATTTTTCATATATTTCGTGGTACTTTTGTGGTACTTTTTTTTACAATAAAAAAATTAGTTTAAATTAACTAACTCTTTTTTTAATATTTTTAGTTGTTTTTTATGCCTTCCAGTTTTAATACAAAACTCTATTCTATTCTTAATAATTTCAATTCTTTTTTCCTTTTTCATATTTTCCCCTTTAATGGTTGTGTATTATATCATATTTCGTATTTTATTGCAAATAAAAAAAGAGTAGATCATAAATCTACTCTTTTATTTTACTCTTAATTTTTGACCTGCTTTAATAACATTTACATTTTTAATATTATTCCATTTAGCTATTTGTTTTACTGTAGTTTTATATTTTTTAGCAATTTTAGATAAAGTATCGCCTTTTTTAACAACATAATATTGTTTAGTCACAGGTTTAACTACTTTTACATTATAATTGTTAGGATTTAACCATGTATTGCTGCCAATTTTAGTCATTCCTAAATGTAAATGTGTTCCTGTTGCACCACCAGTTTTGCCCTCTATTGCAACAATGTCACCTTTTTTAACTTTATCACCTTTTTTTAATAATATTTTGCTACAGTGAGCATATATTAAAGATAAATTATAATCTGGATATCTAATCCATATATAATTGCCAAAACCACTCTTAGATTTAGATTGATTATTGACTACTTTTTGAACATATCCTGTTCCTACTGCAAATAAATTTTTATTCCCAACTTGTGAAATTAGATCAACGCCATAATGAAATTTTCTTTTTTTAGATATTGGATGTATTCTCCAACCATAATTTGAAGTCATTTTCGGCTTTTGTATAGCTAATTCATATAATTTCATATTACTCATCCCTATCTTCTAGTAATTCGTTTTCTTCTTCATCTTCGATTTCAAATGTTTCATTTTCATATTTTAATTTTCTTAAATTATGAAGAATATCATATGCTCCACCTGCAGTTAATCCAGCTAAAGCAACAGATACTTTGAAGTCTTTTGTAATACACCATTCTATACCTGCAAAAGCAAGCCCTATAATAATATTTTGTATTGGAATAATGTTATTGTTCACAAATTTACTTTTCTTTGAAATATAACCTAAAATCCATGTCACAATTAATGTAACTACTGCTAATATTAATTCATTTAAATTCATAATTATTTCCTCCTATTTTCTTTCTTTTAAAATAATTAAATCTTCATTGATTTTTTGAAAACCTTTTATTGCTCTTTCGTCATGCTGCTTAAATTCATTATTTGTATTATCCATACTTGTTTTTAATAAGTTGAGGCTTTCAGCAATATTTCTGTTACTTGCAGATAATTCTTTTAAAACAGCACTTGTTGAATCTCTTTCAGCTTTTTTCTCTTCTTTATCTTCTTCCTCTTTCGCTTTACGGTCTTTCCTATCAAGAAACAAGTAAACAACAAAAAGAACAGCCATAATGACTGTTCCACCATACTGGAATATTAATCCAGCAATTTGTTTAATCTCTTCCATTTATTCTCCTTTCTTATTTATTTGCATAAGGCACATTATAAATATGCCAAAAAGCCCACCTAAAATAAATGTTATTAAATATAACATAAAACCTCCTACTCAATGAAATAGAATCCACTTCCACCAATTTCCATATAACTTGTATCTGTTATTTTCCATGGAACTGCCATTGCACCGTATCTTTTTAAAATATGTATCTTTTGATTCCAAAATGAAAATATGCAATCATTATCTTCACTTACAGCGCTATATAATACTCCAATATTAGTTCCTTGTTCTCCAAGATAAATTCCTCTTGCTGTATAAGGGAGCCCTGATATAGCAGCATAATTATTTGTTCCATTTAAAGCAGTTATTTTAGCTCTTATATAGAAATCAAAAAATATTATATTTCCTATTTTTTTATAACTACCTCTATGAACTGTATATGATACTGTTGGAGCTATACCTTCTCTGGTGTCCAGTATTGGTATCCATGTTCCTTCTTCTGCTTTTATACTATTTCCATCTAAATATATATTGTTTTTTAATTTTATTGATTTTGCCATTTTTATTTAGGCACTTGGTAACTCTATTATTCTAACAAAAGTTGTCCATTGAGCACTTATAGTAATTTTATTATTATCATAAACAACTGTTAAATATCTGTTATCGTGAATCCTTGTTCGATAATATCCTTGATACATTACAATATCAAATAGAGCACAATCCCCACCATTTGTATGAGCAATAACTATATAAATTGATGATTCGTTTAAAAATTTGTATTCTCTAGTTGTGGATGATGTTACTGTATCAGAATAAACCAATTTAGGAGAATGATCTAAAAATTTTTTTAAAGTAGTTCTGCGATGGACTATACCCTCACTATCTATAAAAGAGTTATTTTTTAGTTTTATACTTTTACTCATAACTTGTTGTTAGAAGTAACCATATTTAAATAGCAGTTGCTTGTATTTTTTTCCATACTGACCAAGTTTGTCCATTACGAGTTCTATAATATAGATAATTTCCACCTATTTGAATTGCTATTTGAACCATATCGTTGTGTGACTTTGCTCTCAATACTAATAGATAACACCATGTTAAATTTGAAGGTGTATTTGTTGCTCCTCTAGTTAAATAATAAATTCCAGTGTTTACAAAATTATCTGCATCAGCATCTGAATTAACTGAACCCCTTAGGTTTGATAATACTGATTTTAATGAATCATGTCCATCAACAATACTGCTACTATCTAAATAATTGTTATTTTTTAGTTTAAATGACTTAGACATTTAAACCACCCTCTAACAAATACCTCCTTTCGGAGATATTAAAGAAAGAGAAAAGTCTAAGCCTTTCCTCCTTCCATATATTTTGTTTTGGCGTGAGCCTTGTACATACATACATACATACATACATACATACATACATACATACATA